ACCAAAATGCTCTACAGGAAATACCTATCAGAATATCTTGCAGAGGCATTGAATCCTGCGGAATACAGGAGAGCAGAAAGAAGAGCACAAAATGAAGCTGACGAGATGAGGAGAGGCAAACAGAACAACTGGATTTTTGAAAGTTTACCATAAATAGTAAAGGAAAAAACATATGACCACATCCACAGCCACACCGAGACTCACATACTTAACATCAGATGGCAGCACTGTCAATTTCACATTTAATTTTGACATAGCGGACCAAAACAGCATTGCTGTGTATGTGAACACCACATTGAAGACATTGACCACGGATTACACGGTATCTTTCGATTCGGGCACATCGGGCACGGGCACGGTCACCCTCAATTCAGCACCCGCTATCAACACCAATGTATATCTTATCAGAGACACGCTCAATGTGAGAAGCACAGATTTTGCACAGGGTGGAGCGTTCCTTGCGGCCACCATCAACAACGAGTTAGACCGATTGACACAGGGCATACAGGATATTGATAATATTTTAACCGACAAGGTATTACGGGTTGGAGAACCCACAGTGGAAACTGCCACATTGACGCTGCCAGCGGCTGCCACGAGGGCCAGCAAGACACTGGGATTTGATGCATCAGGCAATGTCACAGTATTGACCATTGGATCGGGCACAGTGGACAGCGTGGGATTGAGCACGACCGATGCCAACATCACATTGGGTGGGACCAATCCAGTCACGGGCACAGGCACGATCACAGTCAATTTGACCAATCCATTGGTAAAAAATTTAACGGGCAATGTCACAGGCAATGTCACAGCCACCACGGGCACCAGCACATTCAATGATGTGATCGTGAATGGTGATCTCACAGTGGAAGGCACCACAACCACAATCAATACTGCTACTCTGGATGTGGAAGATAACATCATACGTTTAGCAACCAATCAGTCAGGTGCACCCGCGGTAAATGCGGGTATTGAAGTGGAAAGAGGATCAGAAACTGATAAAAGTTTAATATGGAACGAGGCCACAGACAAATGGACCATAGGATCTGACACATTTGTTGCAGGCACAGTGGAGGCCAATGTCACAGGTAACGTTACTGGTAATTTAACCGGCAATGCTGATTCTGCCACATATGCCAGTGCAGTTAGTTTGACTGCTGATAATAATACCAACGCTACCAATTATCTATTATTTTCAAATGCTGTTTCGGGCAATCAATCACCTAGGACCGACACAGGATTGACATACAATCCCGGAACCAACACTCTCACGGGTGGCACATTTTCTGGTGTGTTTTCTGGTACCCTGGTGGGTGCTAATGATTTTATAACTGTGGTGGGTGATGACAGCACTGGAACCAATATAACGCTGGGAGAAACTTTAAAAATTGCGGGTGGTTCCAACATAACCACTGCAGTGACTGGTGATACTTTGACCATCAATGGATCTAATCCAGCACAGGGTATTATATTTGTGGGAGATGATTCAACAGGCACACAGATAGGAGATGGTGAGACTGTTCAAATTGCAGGTGGCACTGGATTGACATCTATTGTGTCAGCTGACACAGTCACGTTAGATATAGACAGCACGGTGGCCACATTGACCGGCTCACAGACACTGACCAACAAGACCATAAATCTTTCATCAAACACACTGACAGGCACGCTATCACAGTTTAACACAGCATTAAGTGATGGAGATTTTGCCACATTGGCAGGATCAGAGACGTTGACCAACAAGACATTGACATCACCAATCATCAGTGCAATATCAAACACAGGCACATTGACACTGCCCACATCAACAGACACATTGGTGGGCAGGGATACCACAGACACATTAACGAATAAAACATTTGATGCAAATGGAACTGGAAATTCTATTACTAATATTGAAGTTGCAGATTTTGCATCTGGAGTTATAGATACAGATTTAACTTCAGTATCTGGTTCAGATAATACATTAGCATCAGCTAAAGCTATTAAGACATATGTTGATGCACAGATCTCTGCCACTAACACACTGACCATCGCAGATGACACCAGCACTACTGGTTCTATCGATTTAGATAACACACTGCAAGTTTTGGGTGGCAACAATATTACGACATCTATGAGTGGTAGCACATTAACTATTTCCGGAGACAAAAGCATCGATGTCAATGAAATCAGTTCAGGAGATTCATCAGCGATACAGATCAACGATGCCCTGAATGTGTCAGGGGTGACCACGATCAACAACACACTGGCAGTGACCAGCACCAGCACATTCACGGGTGATGCCACATTCTTGGGATCCATCAAGGGAGACACCAACTCACCAGTGACCATAGCACCAGATGGCACGGGAGATGTGCACCTCAATGCGGATTCCGTCCGCATAGGTGACAACAACACGGATGCCACCATTGCCACCAGGGGCACTGGAGATTTGATACTCACAACCAACGAGGGTTCTGGCTCAGAGGGCACGATAAGATTATACGATGGTGCCAATGGCAATATTGAAATTGCTCCCAACGGCACGGGAGATGTCTACCTCACAGCGGACACCGTTAGAGTGGGAGACTCAAATGCCAATGCCACCATTACCACAAATGGCACTGGTGATATTATTATCAACACCAATTCAGGCACAAACTCAGGATCTATAACCATCGCAGATGGTGCCAACGGTGACATCAAGATATTGGTAGATGGCACGGGCAAGATAGATATATTGAAAGAAATCAATGTGACCAATTTCCCACAGACACCAAGCACAGGCAACAGCAACTGGGCTGGACATGATTCTCCCACGTGGGTGGGCACGAGGCAATTGTATAGCAATCTCGCACAGGGCAACATCACGGATCCCACAGAACGTGTGAGGGCCAACACCAGATTCACTGTGATCAAGCACCCCAACGATTCAACCACATACAATGACAATGATTACGTGATACAGAACACGGATTTCACCATAGTGGACATCAACGGACAGAACTTCGCACTGACATCACGTGGTGCTGGGGCAAGGGGAGAGGCCAACAACGTTGTGTTGATCAACACAGCAGGTGGCACCAAGACGGGCACAAATATAGCGGGTGGATCCGCATTCGTTGAAGTTGATGCAGGCCATGGTGGTGATCTCACCTGTGCCAACGCGATGGGATTCAGATCATTCATCAGCAACAGGGCCAACACGGGTGAATTCACCAGGATGACCAACGCATATGGTTTCGTGGCAGAGGGCATAGGCACGGGGGGCACTGGTGCCAATGGAACCAACAGGTTCGTGACCAATGAATTTGGCTATTTCTCACAGGGTGCCACTGGCACCAGTTTGGTCACCAACTATTACGGATTCTATTCCAACACGGGTGCCAATGCCACCAACAAATACGCATTCTACTCAGCTGATGATGCCTACCTATCACGACTGGGCACCATAGAGCGAGCGAGGGAAAAACAAAATTCCTTAACCAGCAGTAGCACCATCACAGTGAATGCTGATCTGGCACCTGTCCACAAGGTCACGCTGGCAGTGAACACACAAATTGGCATCACGGGATTGAGCACGGGACAGACAGTGACCATCATCGTTGTGCAGGATGGCACGGGCAACAGGACTGCCACATTCACCAGTGACACCAGCACCGCAGTGAAATTTGCCGCGGGATCTGCCACACTGAGCACGGCGGCCAATGCCATTGACGTGGTTAGAATATACAATGACGGAACCAATTTCCTTGGCATACTGGACAAAGGATTCGCATAAAATTGTTTTGACAAGGATTGTAAACAATATAGATAAAATATGATTAAATATACGAAAGGAAACACACTATGACCACTTGGCCTGCAGGCTCAAAAGCATCCACGGTAAACATGGACGCTGGCACGGATTCGCCGCGATTGGCCCGTGCAGACATCAAACAGAATGTGGACAACGTCAATGACATCATTGACATGTTCAACATATCCGCACCCACCAACAACCAGATATTGAAATACAGCACCACCAACAGCAGGTTTGAGTTGGCTTCGGAGGGCACCGGTTCTCCCATAACCTTCGTGGGCGACGACAGCACTGGTACAGCGGTCAACCCCGGAGAAACATTTAAAATTGCAGGCACGCAGAACGTCACCACTGCCGTGAGCGGAGACACACTGACCATAACTGGTCCCAATCTAAGTTCTTATCTCACAAATTCACCCATTACATTTGTGGGAGATGACAGCACAGGTGTCACACTGAATTCAGGAGAGACCATCAAGTTTGCGGGTGCCACAGGCATAACCACAGCAGTATCTGGAGATACTCTCACAATTACAGGACCCAATCTAAGTTCGTATCTCACAGCAGTGCCCAAAACCATTGACGTCAATGAGATCAGTTCAGGAGACAGCACAGCCATACAGATCAATGATGCCGTGAACATATCTGGAGCACTGACCACGCACGGATCCACAAAATTCAATTCATTCTACGCAGACAACATCAATGCACTTACCTACAGCACGACCATAACGGTCAATGCCAATCTGGCACCGGTCCACAAGGTAACGCTGACAGGCAACACAGGTTTTGTGATAAGCAACCTGCCCACGGGCGGAAACCTCACGCTGATCATAGTGCAGGATGGCACGGGATCAAGGACGGCCACGTTTGGCACGGACGGTTCCACGTCGGTCAAGTTCGCGGGTGGATCTGCCACACTGAGCACGGCAATCAACAGCATAGACATAGTTAACATATTCAACGACGGGACGAACTACTATGGCTCACTGGCCAAGGCGTTCGCATAGACCATGCCATTCTTTGGTAGATCCATACTGGCAGGCAGGGGTCCTACAAGGACAGCATCCACGGCCACTCTGTGGAGCACCAGTGGCACATTCAGTTATGATCCTGTTGCAGGAAAATTTGACAACGCCTATACCTGGAATACCAGTGCGTCAACACAAAATGGTTTCTACATAACCACGCCCACCACAGTTGGGGGCACTGGCAAACCAGGCACAGTGGAATTTTGGATCAGGATCACTTTATTAGGGGTATCGCAAACATACTTCCAATGGGGCACCCAAAGTGTTAAGGTTTATGGGGCAACACCAGCCACGGATGATTTCAGAGTCAATGGTAGTGGTAACACTGTGACTTTTAGCAGCATCAATGTGGATAATATAAATTTTGCAATCAACACCTATCATCACATGGCGTTCACCAACGCAGGCAGCAATGATACCTGGACCTGGTATCTCAATGGCACCAGCCGCGGAACATTTGCTGACGACCCCACAGATACTTGGGCATTTGGCAAGGGCACCAGCACGGGGGGTAGCACACACGGTTTGAGGATAGATGAAATAAGGGTCAGCAAGATAAGCAGATACACTGCCAATTTCACACCTCCATCATCCGCTTTCAGCAATGACAGCGATACTCTGGCATTATTCCATTGCGAAACAGATCCAGCAGAAGATGACATCAATTAAAATAACCACAATGCGTATAAATAAAAGAGTTATATAACAGGAGACAAACATTATGTCAGCAGCATCAAATTATTTAGAATTAGAATTATTGGATCACGTGTTGAGATACGGCAATGGATCATTAAATGCGGGCACAGGAGCAGGCTATCAACCACCATCAACGGTGTACGTGGCTTTGTTCTCAGGCACTGCGGGCACAGTTTTGACAGCATTGGAATCAGGCACCAGCACTGCATCAGAAGGCAACTGGGGCTATTATGAAGTCACCACATCAGGCACTGCCTACGCAAGGCAGAGCATCACATTCGCGGCGGCTTCAGCAGGATCAATCGCCAGCAACGCCACAGTTTCTTTCCCAGTGGCATCGGCTGATTACGATAATACAGCTGGTTCGGGTGCCACAGTCACTTGCATGGCTTTGATGGACAACAGCACAGGTGGCAACGTGCTTTTCTATGGGCAGCTTACCAACAGCAAAACTGTAAATTCTGGAGACCAATTTACCATTTCATCAGGCAATCTAACAGTATCACTGGCATAGGAGGTTTCACTCCGTGTCCAGTACCACTGTCATAAGATACAGCCAGACAGAGTCTTTCACACCCACTGTGGTTTCGAGGACGAACCTAGATGCGGGTGTGGCTTGGAACACAGGTGTTGATCCCGCCACAGTCGATTTCACTAATCTTTTCCGAGAGAGTAGAATACTAGAAACCAAATTTGGTGGAGACATACTGACCTCGTTTGGGGGCATCAGCTCCACGAGATGCAGGGCTGTGATAGAGGGCGCATTCACGGTCAACGTGACCTGCGTGGGGCCGGGCACAAACAGTTCGCCGGAATTTTTTATTGATAGATTGCCATACGCACTGCCTTTTGACATCAACTATTCTAATACAAACAACTCATTTGGACCAGTGGGCAGAGTGCATACATACAGCCTGCCACCATACAGCAATCTAGTGGTCAGTGGCAGCGGCGTTTTATTGAGCACACCCAGTGTGGACAACGTCACAGACGCTTTTGGTACCGCGCTGAGATTATTACTAGCAGCCACTAATCCACAAAATACTATTTCACCTACCACCGCATCCGCCGCGTCCACATTCTCTGGCACGATAACCCGCACTTGGGAGGCAACCACGCATTTCATCGACGGCGTGGGTGGAGACAGCATGCCCACCATGGCGATGGTCAGCTCGTTGTCCTGCTCTGCCACTGTGGTCAAAGATCCATCATTCTTGTTCCTAAACACCACATCCACGTTCGCAGAGACCAGCGCAAACTTGACCTTTGCCCCTGCGACCACGTTGTCTTCGTCCTGCTCCTTCAGCGTGACGCCACTGCTGTTGGGTGCGCCGCCTATACTGGTTGATGCTGAATTCATATTCATTGCCAGCACGAATAACCTCGTATTTTTTGAAGAGAAGGATATCACATCTGAATTCAGTGCGACATGCGTGGGCAACATAGTGCGAGGGGGTTCAGCGGGCCTTGCCGCAGAATCCAGCACATCGACCTCTGCGGGCATGATATACGACATCATCTTCACCTACACCTGGAACAGCTTCAACCTCAGCACCTATTTCGTGGCCGGATATGTGGTTGCCGATTACAGCCAGCAGGAAGAATACCACTGGGACGACCTTGCCAATGACAGTTGGGACAACTGGACGTTTGACATTTGGGAGGGGCAGGAAGAGAGCTGGGATGGCTGGCCCGATGACGTGTGGGACAGGACGTTTGATCTTCCCATGGTCGCAAACACCACCAACGTGGCAGGAATGGTGCGTGGTGCGGTTTCCGATTTCCTATCACAGTTCTTTGTCGAGGACAATTCAGCGTTCCTTGAATCAGGTGCGGCGGCATTCGCCAGCGCATTTACCGCCACAGCATCGGCCAAGGGCATAATCAGCATAGAATCTGACATTTCCGCAGAGTTCCAGACCAGCACCACGGACAACATCATACGTGGTGGATCGGCCAATTTTGAATCAGCGCTGTCATTCAGCGTCAGCGTCAAACTGACCACGGACATCACAGACACAGAGAGCAGCGAATTTACCTTTGCCGTGACACCCACGGTTCTGCGAATTGTCACAGATGCGTTCTCTGGCAATTTCACATTGGACTGCACGGCGGGGAGAATATTTCATGTCACCCAAACATTCAGCAGCGCCCTTGCGTTTGTGGTGGAAGTGCGCATGGTCACACAGGCAGATCCCTACTTCACCATCACGGTGCCGCAAGAAGTCAGAACACACGTTCTGCCAGCAGAATCACGTGTGTATTTGATTTACCAAGAAAATCGTGTAAATACTCCAGCAACAGAATCAAGAGTGTTGCTCGTGGATCAAGAGACCAGGATACATTACTTGCCTATCCCACCTCTTACCAACATAGCGAGCACACCATATGAAAGGGCTATCTAAAAATGGCAAACTTAACAGGTGCTAAAAAAGATAACACGGGGCTGTATTTCGTCAAGGACAGCACCGCAAATGTCAAATATGGGTTGGATTTCACAGACTACCTTTCCGCCAACGACAGTTTATCCACAACCACTGTTTCTATCAGCACCATATCAGGAGATGCATCACCCTTGGCATTCCCCACAAATCAAGCCACCGACGTCACCATAGCAGGTGCATTGGTCAGCATAAGATTGAGGAACGGCACCAATGGAAACATCTACACAGTGACCTGCACTGTGACCACTGCCAATGGAGACACTGACACCAGAAGATTCAGGATCAAGATAGAGGACAGATTATTATAATGGGCGAAGATCAAAAAATAACCAATCCAAAATCACACGCACCCAAGACCTATAAGTTGGATCGCGACATGATATTCAAACTGGCCACACTGATGTGTACCTATGATGAGATCGCTTTCGTTGTGGGAACATCAGCACAGACTCTGCAGAAGAGATACAGCGCCATAGTGGAAAAAGGCAGGGCGGAAGGTCGCAAGTCATTGAGGCGAGCGCAGTATGAAAAAGCAGTTTTTGATAAGGATGTGCGTATGTTGATCTGGCTTGGTAAACAATACCTTGGACAGGTGGACACACCAGCTGACACAGAAAATACTCAACCTTTGCCATGGGCTGAGACAGAGTAGCTAATTAAAAAATATGAAATTATCAGCACCACAGAAACAGGTGGCGGATGATCCCAAAAGATTCCGTGTGCTTGTGACGGGCAGGCGATTTGGCAAAACCACATTGGCCATCAGGGAGTGTGCATATCATGCCAGAGAACCAGACCAGCTGATATATTTCATTTCGCCATCTTACCGCCAGTCAAAGGTCATCGCGTGGCAAATGATGAAAAAAATATTCCATAAACTGAGATGGGTCAAGAGGATCAACGAGGCGGAGCTTACTATCTATCTCAAGAACAATTCAAGGATCTGCCTCAAGGGAGCGGACAATCCTGACAGCATGAGAGGAGTTGGCGTTCATTTTTGCGTGTTTGACGAGGCGGGAGACATAGATGAGTTTGCGTGGACTGAAGTCATTAGGCCCACGCTTTCAGACACCAAGGGCAAGGCCCTGTTCTGCGGCACGCCCAAGGGCATGAACTGGTTCCATTCTCTGTACATACAGGGACAGGACAAGACCAATCCAGACTGGGGCAGTTATCTGTTCACCACCCTGGATGGTGGTTTCGTTGATCCTGATGAGATTGAACAGGCCAAGAGAGACATGGACATGAAGACCTTTAGGCAGGAATACATGGCCACGTTTGAATCTTGGAAGGGTTTGATCTTCTACAATTTTAGCCCAGAGCACAGCGTCAAAACATTCACAGTGCCAGAGAACGAAACCATATTGCACATAGGGATGGACTTCAACTTGGATCCCCTCTGTGCTGTGGTCAGCTACATCAAAGACGGCATAGTGCATTTCTTTGATGAGATACAGATATGGAGCGCCAACAC